TCATAAATCAAAATCACTTGCATTCATAAGCAGGTTATACTCTGGGTTATTTAATGATGCAATACCTCCTTGATTAAACTTTCCAGGAAAACCAAATGCCAAGGAACTAGGACCTTGTACTGATCTATCTGGCCCCATTAAAATATCGTCAATATTAAATCTTCTATCAAAATCTAATTCTTGTTGCAGTTCTACTCTTGGATCAATCGTAGGAATAAAAACTGTCTCTAATCCTCTAGGTGGTTGATTCATTTCTGGTCTTGCTAAGAAATCAGTTTGAGTCATGCTTGGTGTAGGTCTGACCAAATTATTATCCATAATACCTCCACCTAATCTCTCGCTGTCACGAAAACCAGATAAATCAGGACCACTTTGCGATGTAAAAGCAGTGGTGCCAGTGTCTGTATTTAATTGTGTTGATGGATAAATGCCTTTATCTTGAGCAAATTTTTTTAAACCAGAAATTGAGTCAGCAACTGTCTGTCTTCCTTTATCAAAAATAGTTCTTCCAACTGTTCCAAAAATACCACCACTGCCAGCAAAATTCTCAAGGGCAGCTGTTATAGGGAATCTTTGTGTATACGCTTGATCAAAAAAAGGGTCAGCTTGTCGGCCTCTGTTTAAAGTTCTTTGAAACTCACTTCGTTCGTCATTGTAAAAATTAAAAATAACTTTATCACCTTCAGTCATTTGATCAAAAGTTTTTGTTCCACCACCCTTAGTCTTAAACCTATTTTTAAATTTATCTGGCATGTCTTGTATAACACTTGCCTCATTAGCAGGTTTATTCCTAAAATCTGTATTGCTTCGTGATTGATTTATTATATTTTGAAGAGCGTCTTTAGCTCTTTGCATACCTACGCCAGAGGCTCTAAGATATTCTTCTTCCATACTCATTATACTCTACCTCTTAATGCAAGGGCTTCATCAATATTACCACCTGCTAAAGCAGCACGTTGATCTTGATTTAAGTTGGCGGGCGCTGGGCTTGGAGCCATGTTTGGTGCTTGTACTATATCTTCACCACCCATGCTTGGAATATCAGGCATTACTATATCATTACCCTCAGTAAAAGATGATTTACCTGACTGTATGTCTTCTAAAGCTTGTTCCTCTGTTCTTATATTAAGTGATTGACCAAACGTTAAGGTATCATTGTCACCGTATCTTTCGTTCATGTACTCTTTCATAAACCCGTCATTTAAACTATCAGTGACACCTAAGTATTCACTATCATATAAGTAATCTAAAAATCCTTCAGGGTTATTCAAAACTTTTTGAGGTGTATTAAAATCTGTTGGTAGCTCTTCTCTAATTTCATCGTTTCTAAAATAACCACGTAAGAAGTTTGTAAGCGCTGATCTTTTGACAACTGTACTAGCTTTAGGATCAATAATATTTGAATAAGCTTTTAAAGCATCTGGTGTAGATAAAAATCTTGATGTCTTACGTGTTAACAAACCTAACATTATTGGTGCAGCCGCTCCTGCAGCACCGCCTACTCCACCCGCCATAAAACCAGCTCCACCTGCACCACCAAATAAAGCAAAAGTAGTAGCAGCAGATCTCACACCACCTAATGATAAACGTCTTGCTATAATTTGAGATGTTGATGTTCCTATTCCCATTGTCTTAACCATCTCTTGTAATTTAACAAGTTGTTTCATGTTATCCATAAACGCTGCTCCATTGTATCCAGCAATGTCCATCATAGTTTTAAAACCTTCGTCTTCTAGATTAATATTTTGTTTAAAAGTGTCAATATTAAGGGCTTTTTCGGTAATTTTCATTGTGCCTTGACCACCGTCTTTTCTTGCTACTTCAAAAGTTATGTCAGGCGAATCTTTTAAAGCAGCTTTAAAATCCTTCATTAATCCAAGAACGAACACCTGCCATAAATGCTCCCTTACCTACTAATTGCTCATAATCTCTAAACTCTTTTTGGAGTGAGTCCAGATCTAAATAACATTTTACCAATTTCATCACTGTAAAAATAACCTGGTAAATCAGGACCCTGCGTAAATAAATTTTGATCAACGAGATTAAATTGTTTAGCAGCGGGACTTTTATATAAAGGACTCATTTTAGAAAATACTTCATTAGCTCTAAATAAAGATTTTTTTGCAGACTCTGCCATAATTTTTTCTTCTGCATTTAAACCTGGTGCCCAGTTTGCATAATCGTTTAAATCTGTAATTAAAGCTTTTCGTATTTGTGCCAATTGACTACCTCCTGCAGTGCCTTGTTTTTTTGCAAAGGCAGGACCTATCTGACTTTCAGCTTCAGCATACAATCTATTTATTTCCCTTTGTAAAGTTCTTACATCTTTTGGTTTAATATATTTTGGTAAATTAGCTAAAGTATTTACAATAAAGTCATCTATTGCATCAAACTGTGGTTTAAATTCTTCATAATTGGTTAATTTAATTTTAGCATCTGCTAGTTGATCTCTTACATTATTAGCAATATATTTTGTTTTTTCTGTTGGTATAAAATCTTTTGATATTTTTTTAGCTTTGTTTTCAAAATCATCGTACAAAAGATTATTAATATAAGCAAACTGATTGTATCTTTTACCAGCAGCATCAAAAACAAACGCACCAACATCAGTCATATGCTGAATAGGAGCTAATTCATTTAATCTTAATTCTGCATCGAGTAATTCTTTATAACTAGCAAAACCTTTATCTTTAGCTGTTTTATCCATAGAGTTTCTTGTTGCTTTTGGTAATAGCTTGTATTGTTTGGTCATAAATTCAATTATGGGATCATCACTAATACCTGCACCAAGTTCACCGACTTGACTTTGCATGGCTTTTGTAAGTTGAATACTTGCTAAAGTATTTCTTTCTTGAAACCCTCCACCAAGTAAAGGTAGTTTACCTACAATTCTAAAATACGCTGGTCCTAAAGCTCCTGATAATCTACCGCCTGCACCTTGTGTAACAGTTGATATACCAACTGGCGCATCAAAGTATTGTGCAAAGTTTGATAATACTTTTTGTGGTCCATCTAAACCAAATAATGCTTTACCAAGAAGTGGTCTAAATGTTGATGCCATACCAGATAATCCAGCAGCACCTCCAGTGAAATATAATGTATTTCTTCCATGTGTTAATGCTTCGAGAGCAGCGTTTGGTGCATCTTGTGGATCTGCTATGCCAACTGTTTTTCTTATTGCAGCATTAGTTAGATCATAAACTAGGCTCATTGCTGTGCCACCTATAGTAGCTCCTGCAGTTGTCTTAAATACAGTTCCTTCTAAAATTTCATCGCCTAAACTTTTTACAGTCTTTGGTGCACCAGGTAATTTAGCACCTTTAAATCCAACTGCTGTTCCTGCTACATCACCTATAGTAACAAAGTCATTCCTTGATCCAGGCACTACTTCTCTTACCATATTGTTTAGTGCTGTATATTTATCTCTTGCAAATCTTTTTGGATCACGAAATATTTGAAAAATACTTGATGTATTACCTATTGCTTCTCTGTGACTTACAGGATCGCTATTATCTTTAAATTTTTTTACATAATATTTATAAGGGTCTTCACGTCTTTTCATTTCGTCTGCAACCGCCTCTTGAGCTTGTAATGCATTTGCTAACTGATTTGTTACATAGTTATATTGACCTATGGTTATTGGTTTTTTTTCTTCTTTAGCTCTCTCTTTGTTTATAAGTTTGATTATGTTATCTCCCTCTGTTTTTGTTCTAGGCTGAAATAAACCAAACATTCTTGTTCTTTGATCATAAATATTTGATCTAATTCTTGGCAAAGATCTGTCCTGTCCCGTTTCAGGGTCTATATCTCTTTCAACGACATCCTTTGCAACATATGTATATCTTGATCCTCGTAATCCTGTTTGCTGCGGTAGAAGTTCAACTTCTTCATAGCCTTCAGGTGAAATAGCTGGTTGTTCGTAAATAGCCATTAATTAATATCCTCTGGTAAATCAGCATATGGGTCTAGCGTTTCAACAGGATTACCTGCGCCCTCTGTAGTTGCTGGTAATTTAACGCTAATACCAAATCCATTTGTTTCATAATTAAATAAAAAATCTTCATTGTAGCCTGCATCTTTATATGTATCAGTTTGTGCATCAACAAAGCCTCTAAGTTCTAGCTCAACTGTATTAAGTGCAGAAATAATTTGATCTGAAGAAGCAGATGTAAAGTCTAATGTATATAATTGTAATGAGCTTCTAGCTGCTTTAATATCATCAACATTTAATCTACCTGTTCTTTTTCTTGCTCTAGCTATTGCATAATAAATAGAATTTAATTTTATTTCATTTGCAGCAATATCTGCATCATAGTTTTCTCTTGGTTTTATAAATAACTCATTATAAATTAAACCCTCTACTGAATCTTTATCTTGAAAAAAATCAGTAGCATTTCTTCCAGGGTTATTTGCCTGATAAGAATTTGCTAAATCATTAAATACACTTTGATCAATTTTATTTTTAGCCGCTTCATATGCATCTTGATCAATTACGCCTGCACCGAGCAAACCATCAGCTACATCTAAAACTGTTGATCGTACATTTTGAAATGCTCTTTTAAAGAAACCTGGTACACCAATTCTTGATGGATCTTCTGCAATAGATACTTTTAAATCACGAACAAATGATAACGCTTGTCTACCTTGATTAATTTTTTCAGATGCAATAATTTGATCTTTTACATTTTGCTTTAATGTATTGTCGTCTCCAAACTGAAAAGTAGCTTTTACAGCGTCAAGTGGTGCTGGCACGTACTCAATTTTATCTCCAATTTGTCTTGGAACAAAAGGTTTTCTGATACCATCTTCTGGATCAATACCGTAGTATCCAGTTACATATTTAATAGTTTGATCTAATCCTTCTGGTTTTAACGCAAAAACTTCAGGTGTCTGTTTATATTGTTCTCTTAATAGTTTAGCATGATTTTCCATAGCCATCATGTCTACATCATATTTGTAAGCAAAATTTTGTTTAGCTAGTTCTCTCTTAAATCTAATATCACCCTGATCAGCATCCTGATTCATTTGCAATACTTTCATAAACATATCTAANTCACTTGCGCTTCTAAAATCATTCTGNTCTTGTTAAAGCTTTTAAGATGTACTCCCTTTTTGATCTATCCTCTTCTGCTTCTAGCTCACCTCTTTTAATTTTATCTTGTCTTTTTCTCTCATTTATAGCTGCTAAATCACCTAAGAAAGCCTCACCTGCTTTTGATATNGCTGGAGCTATAGCTCCGCCTGGTGTTGGCTGCATTAATCCNAGACCTAATCTTGCTAGTGCTAAGCTACTTTCAAATTTAAAATTACTTTCAGGAGTTGTAGTNGGAGGTGTTAAAGAATCATACTCTGCAGCAAAATCCGAAGCTGTTTTAGGTTTCCCTGCATATTCTTCATACTGAGATCTAACACTTTCTGGTGTAATACTATATGCCTGCATTAAACTTGCTATGCCGTCTTGATCAAAAGGCACCATATCAGATTTATAAACATCAGATAAATTAAATGATACTGGTCCTATAGGCGTGGTTTGTTCAATTTTTGGTAAGCCAGCAAGATCTATAGCTTTATCTGCTTTTTCACTTTGACCAGCACCTGCAAATAACGGTCTATTAAATATTGAATCAGCCATTATCCGTCTCTGTTAAAGAAAGCTCCTATACCTCCTAGTGCAGATATACCCATACCAGCAGCTGCCGTTAGTGGATTAGTGTAAGGGAAAGGCTGTTGCGTGAGCGATTGACTTACTGAAGGTGTTCTTGATAAAATATCTGAAGCGAATTGAACTCTTGTTCTAGGTTCTAAACCTTGCGCTGTATCAAATCTAAATTTTTCGTCAGCTAATGCTTGTTCTCTAGTTCTTGCAACGTTACCAGTTCCTAATAATGATTGAATACCTTGTTGCTGTAATCCAAATTGTTGTGCACCGACATTACCGATACCTTGAGCTATCTGTGCTTGTTGTCCACCAAGCTGACCAAATGTTTGTGCCGCCTGTAATTGTCTAGCTCTATTTGCTTCACTTGTTCCGATTGCTTGCTGTTGTGCCTGCATAAAGTTTTTAGATAAGTCTTCAAATATTCTTCTTGATTTTATGTCTTGTAAATTTTTAGCAAGTTCTGCTTCTTGTACACCAAATCTTGATCCACCAAATGCTCCTGCTTTCTGTGCTTGCGTAGCTAAATTAGATTGTGCAATTTGTGCTTGCTCATCTAATTGTTTTAATGTCTTTCTTTTGTAACATCTGCTTGATACTGATTCATAAATGCAGACGTATTTGCAGTTGTTGGATCAAATTGCATTTGTGCTTGTTGTAATGATGGTATTCCTAATGCACCAGTAGCAGATGCTGTGTCTAAACCTGTACTTGCTCTTTGTATAAATGGTTCAAAAGATGCAACGCCAGTTCTTTGTCCAGTTGTAGGATCAATACCTGCAACTCTTTGTGCCTCTGTTAATCCAGCTTTTTCAGCTGCTTGTAAGTCTGCAATACCTCTTTGAAATTGTGGTGTTCTTTTATCTGCTAATCCTGGTCTTCTATCACCAACATTTGATCCTTCAGGTATAACACCAGCTTCTTTATCAGCCTCTGTATATACACCACCAAATACAGAATCGAGCAATCGTCTTCTATAGTCCTCTAAAAAAGGAGCTTCTCTTGATATTGATGTGGTCTGTTGTCCGTTAGCCATTAGTTTGGTTTCTCCGATTCTGGGTCAAGTTTGTTCATCATATTATACATAGCCTTTGGTCCACCTGCATTGTCAACTGCTTTTGCTGTAAATACAAATTCACCGTCACTTAACATTGCTGGAATCTTATCTTCTTTTGGACCTCCAGGTCCATTTATCATCCCTGTTTTTCTTGGAAATGTTTGACCGCCATCAGCCATTGTCATTACACCACCCATGTCACTACCATCTACAGCGCTAAATGAAATGTTTTGATTTGGCATTGAATCCATGATGCCACCATCTGCTCTGTTCACTGGATCTATATTCATAATTCTTCTATTTGCTGGCGGGGATGCAAATTGTCCACCATATTCTCTATCAACTGCACTCATGTAATTTGCTGGGTCCATAGGTTGTGCTTTTCTTGCATCAGCTGCCGCTCCTATACCTGCTAATATCGCTGGTAATCCTACAGCTAAACCTGTTCCGAGAGCCGTGGGCTTTCCATCATCCATCAATGCCCCTCCTACTTTACTAAATAAACTCTGTGCCTTTGGTAGATTACCGCCTGTATTAGTTTGTCTAGTNCCTCTCTGAAAAAAATCAACTAAAGGATTTCCAGAAGATGTTTGCTTACCTGCTGCTGGTGAAAATTGTCTACCTAATACTCCTGCTGCTGTAGCTTGTAATAGAGCATCTCTTGGTTTTGCTCCTGATAATAGTGAAGCTATGCCTGTTCCTGCTGCTGCACCGAAACCTCCTGGTAGTATTGCATTACCAATTAACGGCGCTGCAATCTGTAAACCTTTTTCTAATATTCCCTTTAATCCTTTGAGCATAATCTCCTTTAATGCAATTTATGTGATTGTTAAGGCAAGGAGGCTACGCTTGAATAAATTAAGCCAATTAATTCTATATTTATAGGCAAATAATTGCTATATGACAATAGAAATAATATTATAGAAAGGAAGATATGTCGACTGAAGTAGAATTTCACGCAATTAGACCTTTTGGCCCTACTATATTTCAAGGTAAATTGCCTGAATATATGATTAAAATATTAGATGATAAGGCAACTGAATTATTTGATAATGATGAATTATATAAAAAGTATGACCACTCTATGCATTTGGCTGGCAACGTTCAAAAAGAAGTGCGTTACCCTGATGAGTTTTTAGGAAGTGAAACTTTTGCACCTGTGGTAAAAGCATTAGGTGAAATTGTAAAACAATACATATCTATTCCACCAGCGTCAGACACAATATCACCCGACTATGTTGGTGCTATGGTTATTGAATCNATGTGGTCCGTGAGCCAATGGGCGGGAGACTTCAACCCTTTTCATATTCATCAAGGTGAATTATCGGGTGTAATTTATCTACGTGTACCTCCTAGTTTAAAAGAAGAATATGCAAAAGAAGATCATTATCCTTGTGTCGGTGATATAGTTTGGCATGCTGGTCAAGCAGCACATTTTAGTGGTCACAAACATCAAGCGACTCCAGAGGTTGGAGCTATTTATCTTTTTCCTGCATGGCTTTCTCACGGTGTTTATCCATTTAGAACACCTAATGAAGAAAGAAGATCTGTGTCTTTTAATTTACATTTAAAAAAGAAAAAAGAGTTTAATAAGNATGGATATAAATAAAATACCTATGGTGAGAATAACGTGGCAAGATGCACGTGATACGGAAACAGGATGGTTAGATGTAAAAGAAATCTTATCTGCTCCGTTGGCCGTGTGCCAAGAAGTAGGATACATGGTCGTAAACAATGATGACAAAATAGTTATTATGCGTTCATGGTGCACAGATAAAGATGATAATCATGGAGGGGGAGCAATAGCCATACCAAGAGGGTGGGTTAGAAAAATAGAATATTTACAGGTAGAATATGCAACACACTAGACAGACTAAATTTGTAATGTACTTAGATAATTTTTTAGAGGCAAAAACATTACATTCTTTACAAGAAACTTTATTAACACTAAAATACGGAGAATCAAAAGACGGAACAGGGAGAATTATTGGTAAGCGTCACACTTTTCCAAAAAGTTTTCACGATGATCCATTATTAAAATTAATTAAAGGGTATTTTTTTCCTCATAGAAATTTAGTTCCTATAAGTGTATCTGCACATAAAAGAATTAATGATAAAGAGGCTATGTTTCATAGAGACATTGCAAAAGATAATGCAGCTAATTTTTTATTTTTTGCAAAAGGAGAACCTCTTCTTAATAATGGCACAGGTTTTATGCATAATAATTCACTATCTTCACACATAGGTTTTGTAGAAAATAGAGCTTTGTTTTTTAACGGAGCTGAAATACCGCACTCAGACTTACAATCTTTTGGTGAAAGTTCAGAAAGATACACTTTAAATATTTTTTATAGAGAAGAATTTTGAAAATAGAATTTTTTAGTCAATACGCAGACTTAATTGATAAACCAGTCCCACTTAGTAAAGCTACACCTGATTGGTTAAAAAAATTTGAAACACATATGAACAATGATCTTAATGATCCCACGGTTAAAAAATGTGTGCCTTTTTTAGATGCTATGACTTGTGGTTACGTTATAAAATTGCCATTTGATATTATGTTTACAAAAAAAATAAATGAAAATACTGGTGTTAAAGAAATTAATATTCAAGCAGGAAATATTTTTAATGATGTAAAAGGCACATATCCTGAAGCTAATATTGGGGCATTGGGTCATTATAAATTTCAAGTGCCAGATAACATGTTGCATCCAAATGAAATACCAATACCTTTTAAATTTTTAAACCCATGGACAATAAAAACACCACCAGGCTATAGTTGTCTTTTTACAGGTCCTTTTAACAGAGAGAAGACAGATGTAAGACTCGTTACAGGTATTGATGACACAGATGAATATAGTCAACCTGTAAACTTTACTTTTTACTTGCAAGATTGGGATGAAACTTTAAATCCAAATAAAATTATATCAAAAGGATTTCTAGTAGCTAATGTATTTCCTTTTAAAAGAGATAATTGGAAAATGAAAGTAACACAAAAAAAACCTTTTTCAGATAAAAAAATTGAAAGGTTTAAATATGATTTCTTTTCTTATTTAAAAGATGCTTATAAAAAATTAATTTGGAAAAAGAAAATATACAAATAAAGCTATTTGTCGGTACACCATGTTATGGTGGCATGATAACATCAAGCTATTTTAAAAGCTGCATGCAGTTAGTAGCACTATGTGCATCTAAACAAATTGAATTACAGTTTGCAACAATTGGTAATGAGTCCTTAATTACAAGAGCTAGAAATACTTTAGTGCAATTATTTATGGATGGTGATTACACTCACCTTTTATTTATAGATGCAGATTTAGCTTTTAACCCTGAATCAGTTTTAAGAATGGTTGACTTTAACAAAGATGTCGTAACGGGCGTGTATCCACGTAAAACAATAGATTGGACAAAAGTAAAAAACAAAGTGATTGATGACCCAGAAATATCGGAAGATGAATTGTTGGCTACCTCTTTACAGTACAATTTGAATGTAAAAGATCCTAATAAAATAGAAATGACAAAAGGTTTTATTGAAGTTATGGATGGGGCAACAGGATTTATGTTAATTAAAAAACGTGTTTTTGAACAGATGGCTTATTATTATCCCGACAAACAATTTACACCAGATCAGCATATAAACGCACCACACGATAAAGAATTTGATTATCATGAAACATCCAATTGGAATTATACTTTTTTTGATACCATGGTAGAGCCTGAAACAAAGAGATACTTATCAGAAGACTATGCTTTTTGTCGATTATGGCAAAATATGGGTGGAAAAATATATGCTGATATTACAAGCGGTATGACGCATTACGGTAATTTTGCATTTCAAGGCAATGTTGGTACTCAATTCTTGCCACAAGACAAGAAGTAATTTATTAATTAGTCATGCAATTAGTTGATTTAAAATTTAAACCAGGTGTTGACAAGCAAGATTCAGCTTATTCTGCAGGAGATCAACGTAAATATATTGACTCTGACTTTGTAAGATTTCACTACGGAAAACCTGAGAGATGGGGTGGATGGGCATTTTTACCAAATCCTAATAAAACAGTGGTCGGAGTTGTAAGAGATACCCACAGTTGGATTGGTTTAGACGGCACCAGATATTTAGCTTTAGGTACTGATAGAAAATTATATATTTACTCTGAGGGTAAACTATATGACATAACACCTTTAAGACAAACCGAAAGTTTATCTAATCCATTTACAACCAATGGGACAACTACAGTATCTGTAGCGGACGCAGCTCACGGTGCGAGTGTTGGTGATTTTGTTACCTTTGATTCTTTTTCAACGATTGATGGTTTGGACATGAATAAAGAGTTTGAAGTTACATCAGTAACAAGTGCAAGTGCTTATACCGTTACACATACTAGTACTGCTTCTGGTTCTACCTCTGGAGGAGGAGGATCAGGTAATGCAAAATATCAAATTAGTGTAGGCCCTGCTACATCCACATATGGTTATGGTTGGGGTACAGAAACGTGGGGAGCAAGCACTTGGGATACTGCTAGATCATCTTCTAATGTTGTAGTGGCTGGTAGAAACTGGTCTTTAGATAATTTTGGAGAAGACTTAATAGCCACAGTTTTAGATGGTGGAACGTTTATATGGGATACATCAGGAGGTTTGTCTGCTAGAGCAACTGCTTTATCAAACGCTCCAACAGCATCAAGATTTAGCATAGTATCTACTGATACTAGACACTTAATGATATTTGGAACTGAAACAACAATAGGTGATACAGCAACACAAGACGATTTACTATTTAGATTTTCAGATAGAGAAGATGCAACAGATTACACACCAGTGGCTACTAACGAAGCTGGATCTCTTAGAATTACAGACGGTTCAAGAATTATTGGCGCAGTTAAATCAACAGGACAAATACTTGTTTGGACTGATACTTCACTTCACGGTATTCAATTTGTTGGAACACCTTTTACATTTGGACTAAGACAACTTGGAGCTAATGCAGGTTTAATTGCTCAACATGCAGCGATAGAAGTTAATGGTGTAGCATACTGGATGTCAGATAATGCTTTTTATTTATTTGATGGTGTAGTTAAAAAAATGCCTTGTTCTGTTCAAGACTTTGTTTTCGATGATCTTAGCTATACAAATAAAAACGACATAGCTGTTGGTTTAAACACTGCTTACAACGAAATAATTTGGTATTACCCATCAGCAGACGCATCTCAAATAGATAGATCTGTGGCATACAATTATCTTGAAGGAACGTGGTATACTAATTCTTTAGGTAGAACTACCTGGTTAGGTGCATACGTATACGAAAAACCAATAGCAACAGAATTTAGTAGCTCAACTACAGCAAATGTTTCTACTATATTAGGATTAACTGCAGGTGCTTCTTTTGTGTATGAACATGAGACAGGTAACAATCAAGCTGATGGCACCGCCATATCCGCATTTTTAGAAACTGGATCAGTTGAAATAGCTGACGGTGATTCACTTATGTCAGTAAGTAAATTAGTGCCTGACTTTGATAATTTAACAAATACCATGACAGCTACACTAACTTTAGAACAGTATCCTCAGTCATCCTCAAATGTTACAACCACTGGATCAATTACTAGCACCACTGAAAAAATAAACGTAAGAGGAAGAGGTAGAGCTGTAAAAATTAAATATCAAACTAGCACAGTAAACGATACACCTTGGCGATTAGGCTCACAAAAAATTCAAATAAGGCCTGATGGCAGAAGATAATATAAAATTTTACGATAATATAATTCCTTTAGAATTTAGAGATGTATTATATACATACGCTAGTCGTTGTAATTTTAAAATAGGATGGAATGATTTTGCTTCAGGTGAACACATTACAGATCCTAACTTACATTCTGAATGGGTCCTTGGAGGATTTTAAACAGAACTAAAATACTAGAGTTTATTAAACCTTGTATTAAAGAAACAAGTTGGTTTACTAACGAAAATCTTAGCACTGCAGTTTTGAACCTTGTAAAATCAGAGGATGTTCATCACATACACTCCCATAGAGGTTCACAAGTTGTGTTAGTTTACCTGAATTTGAATTGGAGAGATGGGTGGTACGGAGAGACTTTGTTTTTTGACAAATTTGATTTTAATAAGATTATATTTGCTAGTGCTTTTGTGCCAGGTAGAATTATTTTATTTGATGGTCAAATACCACATACAATACGTCCACAATCAAAAGTAGGTCCTAAATTTAGAATGACTTTAAGTCTTTTTTATAATAAA